ACGTTGGAAATATAGAAAAACGATAAAGACCGTTGAGGATCAACAAGTAAAGAAGTCAAACCCCAGAAACAAGGTTAGTGACTACCTTTTATTTGACGGTATACACCCGGCTATTATTTCAAAAGAACTATACGACCTTGCACAAGAAAAAAGAGGTAAAAACATACCTGTAAGAAAGAATATGTCTATTAACAATCCGTTTGCCGGAATCCTAGTTTGTGCCAAGTGTGGTAGGGCTGTTAAATTACGCCCCGAAAGAGGAAAAAACAAGCCCCGTTTAGAATGTACAGAAATGAAACATTGTCAAAATGGCTCTGCTCTATATTCGGATGTATTGGAGCGTGTCTGTGAAGCCCTAGAAGGCTGTATAAGCGATTTTACACTGAAGCTCGATAATAATGCCATTGACGAAAAAGAACGCCATAAACAGCTTATTGAAACGCTTGAAAAGCGTATGAAGGAACTACGGGAAAAAGAACTGCGACAATGGGAAAAGTACACCGACGAAAAGATGCCAAAAGAGATTTTTGATAGACTTAACGAAAAGGTATTATCAGAGAAAGAAGAAACTAAAAATGCTTTATGCTCTGCCTATGATTCTATGCCCGAACCTGTAGACTATCAAGAAAAAATAGTATCTTTTAAACAGGCGATCGAAGCATTAAAAAGCGACGATGTTTCACCAGAACTTAAAAACAAGTATCTTCGTGATATAGTCGAGAAAATAACATATGAAAGACCGAAGGCTATAAGACTAACAAACGAAATAGCAAAAGAATTGGGCGTACCATATCCCCACAAGTTATGTTATCACAACTACCCGTTTACACTTGACATAACCTTGAGGGGATAGGCTTTCCCCATGTATGACATCAGGTTGGAGTTGTTTCGATTGTTCCAACCTGATGACGTATAGGGGGCATAGTGTTAAATTCAACACGCCATGTACAAAATTCGACATAAAAAAATGTTAAATTAAATATATACGTTTGTCAATATTTGGAATATCTTTTATCTTGTAACAGGTAGTTATTAAAGTGAGGGAATTGTAATGGATGAGCCGGAAGAATTGAAAAAACATTATGTGGAAACCATTAACGAATTAATGAAAAAATGTGACGACATCGAATTGTTAGATTTAATCATTCGATTACTACGAAAGAAAGAATAGGTTATTATATACAAATATAAACATATGTTTTGTTGAATGTGTCACTAGAATTTTTGTGCCGATGGATTTACAATAATCCAAAGGATGGGTAGGTTTATGAAGAAGAAAGATGTTTTTTATTATATTACTTTTGCAATTTTATTTATTTCTGTTATTGGGTTGTTAATGGCAGAAAGCGACGGTTATTTGGATGGAACATTAATAAGCCGAATTATACGGGTTTCAATACTTCCATTCGCTTGTTCATGGGCTTTAATGCTTGTTTTAGGAGTCATCCTTAAAAAGACAGGCGTTGAAGTCGGTTTGAAATTTGTATTATTTTCGTTATTAATTTTCTTTGCAATTTTTATAGTAATTCTATAAACAAATAAAAGGGGATAGGCAAGACCTACCCCCTTCTTAATTCTAACCATTCCAACGTGATTTGTTTCTTCTTACGTCTACGTGTACAAAGTTTGAATAGATTCCTATTCCACCTGTATTCGGTATAAGCGTTTCTACATACTTTGCGATATCTTTCGGGTTTACACCATTGATCCGAATATCTGTAGCTGTTCCGTACAAGTGCTGTGAGTAGGATGCACCACCTACCTTTTTATTATAGGTTGGTGTTCTATAACCGCTATTGATTACAACGGCTTTTCCAAAATGATTTCTGATTTTCTGCAAAATATCTACCAATTCAGGAGCAACAAATACAACGTCGCTACCATCGTTACAAGCGAACTCTTTTACCTTGAAGTTAGCAGATAGTTTCGTATTCCCTTCTTTTTCTTTTGAATAAGCATGGACTACGATCTTTTTGTCGTTGACTACTTCGGTCTGTTCTTTTTCGATTTCTTCATAGCAGATATTCATATCTACATTACCCTTAATGCCCGGCACACTTCCATTAGAAGAATACTGCCACATTAAAGGATTGTATTTCTTTGTGTTGCTCTCGTTATCTGTATACCAAGCAAGCCACAAAGGATATTCGCTTAAATCTAAGAATTTATTGTTTATGTAGTCAGGATTTGCATAGTTGCCGACATTCCATCCTTTTTCTTCCATATAATGTAAGAATGTCTTTACTATGCGTGTTCTGCTATCTTTTGTCGGTGTTACGTCATTTCTGATCGCATAATTATCGGAGTCATACTCATAATCAGCAAATACTTTCATAGTAATTGCGTTCCTGTACGGTTCAATGGTTTTATGGAACATTTCAGCGTTATTAAAAGCATCGTTTTCGTTCAAAGCATAAATGAACCAATATACCCCGACTTTAATTCCGGCTATATGTGCACCCACGATATTTTCAATAAAATATTCATCTGCTGTATTTTTTCCATATCCGGCACGAATGATTGCAAATTCTACACCTGACTCTTTTACCTTCTTCCAATCAATCACGCCCTGATGCTTTGATACGTCGATTCCCTTCATTACTCGCTCACCTTCTCCAATTCTTCTACTTTGTCCTGTTCTTCTGTGTCTGGTAATTCCTCTGTATACTTACCGAGAAATTTGCGTACTGCTTCCCATACCTTTCTTACAGGCAATCCGCATAATGTCATGTTTTTAAGGATAGATACAATCTCATAACATAAATAAAGCAATCCGAAAAACTCTAGCAATCCAACAGAACTATTTCCCGGAAGAAATTCTTTTACTTCGTCTGGAATAAACCCAATCAGATTAATGTGTGCTAATTTATCCACCACAAACAGGAATACCAACGACAGCAACATTGATATCTTTCTGATCGCACCGTCAATACCCACACTACTATTGAATTTATGCTCTTTAATTGCCCTTCCCACTCCGAAAAGTGTGTCCATTACCACTGCAATAAGCACCAATTCAAAAACTACATTTCTTGCTAACTCTGTCATTAACTCAATCATTAAAAAATCCTCTCCTTCTTTATATTGTAAAAGCCGACTACCCCTTTAAGGCAATCGGCTTTTATCACTTTGATTATTCAGTTACTACTTTAAAATATCTTGCTAAATCTTTCGGCTGTGCGTAAAGTCCTACACCGCTACTTTCGATACAAAGATACTTGATATCTTCATCGATGTAGTACAAGTCTTTTTCTGATTCCATTCCCATAACCCAAACAATAGGATTGTCAATAGTTCCTTTGTTGTCCTCACTGATAGGAGTAAACAATGTTGCAGAATCCTTTGGTTTCCATGTGGACTGTTTGTTATGAGTCTGTCTTACTTTGTAAAGAATATCTTCATCGTTTACACGCATTCCTTCTGCAAGGCTTTCTCCTTCCGGGATATCTTCCCAATTTGGATATAAAGCCTTTACTTCTAACGCCTGTTCGTCCGTGTTATCAACGCAATTGATTTTCGCCTGTTTAATGATTGATTTTAATCTGCTAATTGTTTTTTCTTTTAACATATCATTAATCCTCCAACGCTTCGTTAATAGCATCCATATCTGACTTTAACGCTTCAACATCCAATTCAATATTGGTTTTTTCACGAAGATTGAAAACCGTCTTGATTGTTCCGTTAGCATTGACAACTGATGTTTCAGAAACAAGTACAAGATTTGAATAGTTTGCAACAACAACAGCATCTCCATTTTTTACAACTACTTCCGCAAGGTTGTCGGATGTAAACTTATCCCACTTCTCAAGCATTTCTGATTTTGTTTCAGACAACACGGTTAATGCACCGATGCTTGCTCCTGTTTCAAGTTCAATAGTTGTTCCGTCTTTTAAGATTAAAGTATCTTTCATTTTTTTATATCCTTTCTTTTGTTAATATTTTTTAGATTAGTAAACAACAGTTTAATTTCTTAAGTTACTCCAAAATATACTATTGCCGTTATAAAGTCCTTCTATTGTATATATTTCACCGTTTGATTTACACGCATTTATTTTTATATAAGCAAAGGTTGAATTTTTATTAATATCAATAGAAACTAAGTTTTGTGCTGAAATTTCGATTAAAGCCGTCGGAAAATCTGTTAGTGACGCTTGCGTAACATTGCCTTCATAAAAATTCATTGTTCTATAATTTTCAACTAAACCTATCAATCCAACAATAGAATTAATATTGCTTGGTATTTTTTCGTGTCTTAAACTGTTGGACACCGCACTAATCTTATCATTCAAAACTTTGCCCTGTGTCGCATCTAGGGCGTAGCCTGTTTCCGTTGTAAGAAGGTTTGCAATAGGATTTACATTTGCGTGTGGCTTCAAATCTTCTTTTATTTCGTCAATTCCTTCTTGCACCGTTGTTGCATTTAATCCACTGTTTGTATTATCGTAATTGATACTTATAGCATTGTCATAAGAACCGCTATACTCGATGCCATTTCGTATAATTTTTCCCATGATTTATTCTCCTTTCTAAACAACAGTTTTTTACTGAAGCGTTCCTGTAAATACTATCTCTGTTCTAATAGCCGTACCACTCGGAATAACATCAAGTGCTTTAATCTGATTGATACTAGTATCAGTAGTTCTTGATAAGAATGCCTTATATTCGTCTTTTGAAGCCGTCTTACATAGCGAGAAAGCCACACTATTCAGGTTAGGTCTTAACGGAATGTTATCTAATAAAATATTGCCAACCTGTACATCTGAATTGGTTGTAATATTAAGAGATAAAACAATCACTCCACCAATTTTTTCGTAAACACAAAATCCTATTGTGCAATAATTAGATGTTACTATTGAGGCTAGATTACCTTTGCCATATGGAGCATAATTACTTAAACTGTTGCTTAAACCACTCACACTATAGCTTAATCCGTTTACTTCGCTACTTAATTCATCAACCGCTTGCTGAACTGTTGTTGCACCAATGCCCGAAGAAGCATTGCTATACGATACATTGCTTGCCGTTGCATCATTTATTCCGGCATCTGTAATTCTGTATTCAACACCATCTGTCAGTTTTGAGTCTGGAAGTGCATCATATTCTGCCTGTGTAAGATATACAACCTCATTTCCGGCAACGATGTTTAAATCTTCTGTTGTTAAATTACCGCTTAACTCCACACCGTTGATAGATGGTTTATTCTCCAACTCGTTATAGTCAACTGTTCCGTTGTCAGCGTGAATTGTTCCATCTTCATCTACACGAATTGTTGTTCCGTCAGGCTTTACAAGTCCGGCTTTTTCTGTTGTGGCAATTTCTACGTTTACAAGTGCCCCTACTTCATCCCGGTACTGTTTTGTTTCATCTCGGTACTGTTTTGCTTCTTGTGCAGATGTGCTTGCTATGCTTGCGTTTTCATAAGAACTATCAGACAAGCCTTTTGCTTTTTCCACTTCTACTTTTACATCTGCCAAGAAATTAGGTTGCAATTTTCCTTCTGTGATAGAACCATCCTTTACGATAGCCGATACTTTACCGTCACTGTCTACTGTAAAAGAAATGATATCACCGTCAGTAAATTCATACTGACTAATCAGACTTGAAAGGTCTATTTCCTGTTCTGATCCGTCAACCAATGTTAATATCAATTTCTGTGATTCATAATCAAATCTGAAATTAGTTGCAATCTTTTCTAGCTTGGTATCTAGTTCTTTTGTAGTTCCGTTAAGTAATGT